ACACATCTACAGCGTGGATTTGACCTAAAAGGTGGTGCAATGTACCTTCTTGCAAAACAACGACCCTAGCAGCCCCTAAAGCCTTTAAAGCAGGTAGAAAACGGGCAAACATAATAATGTCACCAAAACCTTGCTCCATCTGTACGGTGATCGACTTGCCAATTAGCGGTTCACCTCTCCATACAGGCATTTTCAAGGCAGGTGCATAAGGCTGGGCTTGCTTAGCAATAATGTCAGGATGCCAGCGGTATTCAAACCCCCTAAAGCCAGCTTCGTATCTGCCAGCGTGTAGGTGTTCGTAAGCTAATTTGTATTGTGCGTCTGCACTTATATCAGTAGTAATAATGCTGCCTCATCGTCAAGTTCCTCTTGGCGTTTGGCTTCCATTACTCGCAATTGCTCTTGAATGAGATATTGCTGGTTTCTGTAAGCTACTGCCGCAAGGATGTTATTCCGTTGTCTTTCAAGGTAGCTTATAGACCGTTCTAAATCTTCTGTTTCAGCTAACGGTATATCAGCCTTAACCTCTTGTTTGGATTGTACTTTAGGTTGCTTAACTTTAGCAACAGGATCAATTAAATCTTTAAATGCTTGCTTGCGTGAAGCATTAGCATCTTTGGTTGCCTTTTCTAATAGGCGTTGCCGTTCAGCTATTTTTGCAGATAACTTGCGGATTCGTTTAAGTTCTTCAGGTGTCCATGTAGCATCATCCCCACCAGTTAGGTTACTGGTAGGGGTGGGCGGTACATATACCTGAAAAGCGTTATTTTGAAACGCATTAGCTTGGAAAGCAGTAGAAAACATTAGATAGTTACTTCAGACCAAGAAAGTGTTGATTCATCCCAATAATAAATATTGCCATCATTAGGCATTGGTATTGGGGCTTCCCATAACCAAGTATTTGAATTTAATGCCCATGAAACATAAGGCTGTTGGGGATAAAAAACATCATTAATTTGATCGTAATTAAAGCCAATGCCAGCAAAATTGCCCCTCAATGGGCGATTTTCAGGATGTTGGTTGCCATGCGTGTTATAGGATGTTTGAATCCATTGGCCGGGAGAAGAATCAACAAAGTTGTCAAAAAACTCAGGTTCTGCAACGATAACCTGTGTAACTTTTCCGTCTAATACTTTTGCAAAATGACCCATGTTTATTCCCTAAGCTGTGTATGTGCCACTAGATGTAAAGGTATGAATTGTTCTGCCGTTAGCCGAGGTAACTGTACCGCCTGTACCACGCTGTGCGCCAAAATAGCTAATAATTACTACACCTGAACCGCCTGTTGAAGTTCCGCTAGTTGCGCCACCACCACCACCGCCACCAGTATTAGCTGTTCCAGCAGTTGCTGAACCACCTGAAGTTGCACCATTTCCACCGCCACCTGCACCACCTGTGCCACCAGTACCAGCGGATTGAAATGATGCGCCACCACCACCACCTGCGTATGTAACAGCAGTTCCGCTTATTATACTAATGGAACCGATACCGCCAGCACCACCATTTGGTGAAGAACCAGCAGTTCCTGTTGCACCTGCACCACCACCGCCACCAGCAGAACCAGCAGCAGGATTATAAGAACCTGCCCCACCATTATTGCCTTGTCCAGCAGTTCCACTTCCAGCAGTACCAGCAGGGTTAGCATCACCACCGCTACCACCACCGCCTGAACCGCCTGATTTACCATTTGATACACCGCCTGAAGAACCAGTATAAGTACCGCCACCGCCACCGCCAGTTGAAGTAATTGTAAGTGCGGATGAATCAGTACCGTTTGTACCAGCTACACCACTTGAACCGCCCGCACCACCACCACCAACGGTAATTGTGTAGGCCGTACCGATTGTTAATGAGGATGTTCCTGTTCTAAATCCACCAGCACCACCACCACCTGCTTTGTTATAGCCACCGCCACCACCACCAGCAACAATTAAATAATCTGCTGTATATTGTCCAGCCGTTTCAGTTAAAAGTGCTTTCCAACTCGAGCCGTTGTACACTTCATATTGAGAATTTGTAGTGTTATAACGAATCATTCCAGTTGCAGGGCTTGCGGGTCTTTGCGCTGTAGTTCCAGCAGGTAAGTCAAAGTAACCAGTAGAAGTATTTGTTTGGTCAGAAACTGCTGCTGGAGTTGCAGAACCGCTAGCTGCTGCCCATGCTGGAATACCACCTGATACCGTTAATACTTGACCAGTCGTTCCAATAGGCAACCTTGCCGCAGTCGTTGGCGATGCTTCATAAATAATGTCACCCGTTGTGGTCATTGGGTTTAAAGCGTTAAACGCTGCTGTTGCAGTCGTTTGCCCTGTTCCACCGTTGCCAATAGCAACTGTGCCTGTCACATTGCTTGCCGTGCCTGTGGTGTTTTGGTTTAAAGTTGGTACATCGGCAGCTTGAATTGCCGACATAACCACATCTGTACCGTTGCCCCTTAGGTATTGACCGCTTGTTACTGCGCCAGCTAAGGCATCTATAGCTGCTTGACGGGTTGTTTCGCCTGTACCGCCATTGGCAATAGGCAAAGTTCCGCTTACTTGGGTAGTTAGGCTTACACCTGACAATGTACCGCCAAGGGTTAAATTACCGCTAGTTGTGACTGTGCCACTAAGACTGATGCCGTTTACCGTACCTGTACCGCCTACGCTAGTAACTGTGCCTGAACCCTTGTTATTAAAGGTAGTCCAATCCGTGCTTGTTAAGTAGCCGTTTACACTACCCGTTGCGGCAGCCATGCTAATAGCTGGGGTATTACCGCCTGACGATACTACTGGGGCTGTACCTGTAACACTTGTGACCGTACCACCGCTAGATGGGGCAGTATTAGTAACAGTAAAGTTAGGGTAAGTACCAGTAACGCTAATTCCTGTACCACTAGCCAATGCTACTGTTTGGTCAGGTGCGGTGTTGGTTACGGTAAAGCTAGGGTAAGTGCCGCTAGTGCTTATGCCTGTACCGCCCGTCAAAACTACGGTTTGGTCAGGGGCAGTATTGGTAATATTTAATGTACCGCTACTTGTAATTGGGCTACCTGTTACGCTAATTCCTGTGCCTGCGGTTGCGGCTACGCTAGTGACTGTGCCTACAAAAGCATCATTGCTAGTAACGGTGAAATTAGGGTAAGTACCAGTTACTACGGATGTACCTGCGCCTGTAATGCTTACAGTTTGGTCAGGTGCAGCGTTAGTAATTACACCTGTCGTATTGTCATAGCTGATGCCTGTTCCAGCACTTAAAGAAGTCCTAGCCCTAGCAGTTGTAAAGTATTGGTTTGTACCTTCAGCGACATCGGTAGTAGTTAAAACGACTGTACCTGTATATCCGTTGACAGAAGTTACTGCATCGGTGTTGTCTACTTTTTGCCAAACCGTGCCATTAAAAATAGCCCAATCGCCCACATTCCACGAAGTAATGCCATCAAGATTAGTGTTGCCAGCCACGCTAACAACATAGTAATAGCCTTTAACACCAACTCCATTTGTGAGCGTAGGCGTGTTAGTCGATGCGTTCCATGTGCCTTGATAACTTACTCCCCCTTGAATGCTTGCAGGTATTTGTGAAAGTGGTACTGTGCCACCAGCGTCAAGCGTAGCTACACCAAGTGCGGCTGCTTTTTCTGTAGTAGGTATATACCCTGATACTGTAGTCCCTGAAATTGAACCACCAGTAACAGATATGTTATTACTGTTTTGGGTAGACATCGTGCCTAGCCCAGTTATATCCGTACTTGGAATAGTAGCGGCAGCAGTCATATTTGCTGTGCCGTTACCCTTTACATAACCAGTTAGGGTTGCTGCGCCTGTACCACCGTTAGCTACAGGGACAGTACCCGTAAGCGTATGGTCGGCATTCCAATCCGATGGCTGAACTAAGGTTGCATCTCCAGCATCAGGAATTGCTGAAGTCTTTAAATGCTTGACTGTTATAGCCATTACTGTACCCCAATAATCTTACCGTCTTGACCCCGAACTACCTGCTTCGGTCTATTGTGATTCTCGTTAATGGTGTTTACTAAGTCACCTAATGCTAAGGTCATTTGTTGGTTACTCATGGCAATAGCATCGGCAATAGGTTGCATAGGATGTTTCATGGAATCTGCCATATCCATTTCAGTCATGTAGGCTTGTGCGCCATCAGAATCGTCTGAACCAATACGAGCAACCTCAATCTTAGCCCCGTTATTAATATGGGCCAATAAGACCTGAGTATTGCGCTCGGTGTGCATTTTCATCTGTGCAACTTTAACTTCCATTTCCCGATCCATAGCATTACGCTGTTCTTCCAATTGGAATTTAAGCTGGTTTTCTTGGGCTTGATACTCTTGTTTAGCCTTTTCCAGTTCCATTTGCATTTGCATTTTTTGCTGGTCAATCTGCATTTGCATCTGCATTTCAGACTGTTTAGCTTGAATCTTGGCTTGCTCAATCTGCATAGTCATTTCCATCTTCTGTTGTTCAGGTGATGGTGGTTTTGGTTGGCCTTCTGCTGCCTTGGCTTGCTGACGGAACTTATCTGCTGTTTCGTCAATTAGACCTTCTAAGCCTTTACCAGCTTTAAATGCGGTTACGCCAAACTTGAGCATCTCAACCAGCATAGGTGTAAGTTCAGGTGTAGTTTGTGCGGCAGGTACGGCTTGACTTAGGAATCCGCTTACTGCGCTCAAGAACTCCATGCGGTCTTGCTTTTCTTGCTGCTCATCTTGATAGATCATAGAATCCGTAGTTACTTCAATACGGAAGTTCTTAGCTGGCTCATCCTTTAAAAGCATCAATGCTTGTGGGATAAGTGCTTGATCTTGTGGGGATAATTGCATTGCACCGCTAATTTTAACGATGGTGTCATCGGTAAAATGCTGGCAAATAATCTGTGCTTTAATCTGTAACAGGGCGGTAGCAAAATTAACTACTTCATGCTGCATAGTCTTTAAACGACCTGAAGCATTGTTTGACTTAATAATCTGTGCGCCAAGGGTTTCATTCGGATCGGTCTGACCACGCTGAATATCAGCAATGCCCATGATCTCGTAGATTTGACCCTTGACCTGCTCCATAGCCTGATAAGCCATGTTTAAACCTTGAGCAATTGGGGCAATATCTACAAGGTTAATAGCACCTACAAGTCCACCCTTCTCGCTAAATGCACCGTAGTTCTTAACGGGTAACAATGTATTGTTCTCGCCTTCAGTAAACAAACGGGCAAGGCTAGGCTCTGCCGCATCGTAAACACCCCGTACTTTAAGTGCTTGAATGAAGCCATCAATACGATCTGCAAGCGTGTCTAGCTGTCTTGCTTGGTCTTGGTATAGTACAAAGTCAGGTACAGGGATTAGGCTGTCTGTCGTAAGGGTAGAGAACATGGGTTTTGGGCAAGGCCAAAAATTCTCAAGCTGCAATGGATCGTCACGGGTATCAAGAATTTTACCCATCGACTTGGATAACCAAATCACTTGACCTGTAGCCTTATCCCAAATTTCATAGATCAGGGCTTCCCGTGCCATTTCACCCATCTTTTCATTAAATGCTTTAGATGTTTCAGGCTTGGTGTCAAGGGGAATCTTACCGCCTAGTTCTTCGCCAAAGCGTTCTACAAGGGCAGGGCGTTCCATATAGACTTTGCGCCATACTGCGGTTACTTCTTCCCATGTACGGGCAACGGTAAGTCCAAAGTCACGCCAGTAAACATAATCGACTGGGGCGCACTCATACTCAATACGCTCTTGATCTTCACGGTAAATACCGCCTTCGGTTTCTGCTTCGTCTGTATCTTCGGTTACTTGAAAGCCATCATCGGGCGCACCTTCACCCATGCCGCCAGCTTCACCAGTAATATGTGGCTCATAACGAACCCATGCTGTACCACGCCCACCAAGTAAACGGTCTTGAACCGCTTGCTTCATTGCGCTGGCATAATCACCATAATGCTCAATTTCGTACTCTAAAGCCCGTTCTAGCATCATTGACGCTACACGCCCAATAGGGTCATTGTCACGGAATCTACGGCTTACATCGGGTCTTGGTAGTCTTGCAAATACCGCTGGGGTAATGGTTTGGACATTGCTCCATAGAATATTGAACTTGGCCTGTGGGTTGTTGCGGCTACGGGATTCGTCACGGTAACGCTTGACTATCTTATCGGCTCTGCCTTCCCATTCTTTAAATGTACGCTCGTATTGAGCGATGCAGTTATACCAATCTTCGTATGTGTGATCCATGTTAATCCTTAGGTAAAGTTACCTACTGCTATAACTTCTGCACCTGCGCCAGTAGTTACTTTCCAAGCACCATTTTTAGAAAAAGTATTTATTTCAATGGAATAAACACCGATTGCAGTATTGGCGGCTACTAATACATGGGATGTAGTATTGTCTAACAGGCTTACAGTAGAAGTAGCTGTAGCGGATACAGTAATAACTAAACGGTGTAAATAATCGCCAGTTGCGCCAGTTGTGCCTAATACTTGGGCTGTTTGTGAAGCTGCTACATGCTCGTAGGGTAGTGCAAAGGTTGCGGCTGCTGTTGTCATTTAAATTCTCCTGTTGATTACTTTGGGGGTTTCTTTCCACATCTCGTTGAGCGTTACATCCGTTTGCCCAATATGTAGTCCTTTAATGCGGTCATCTTTGAGGATAGGGCCATCTTCGTCTTTCCATACAATGCTGAGATAGCGGAACGCATCCGCAGAGTGGCTCGTAAAATCGTGTTTCGGGCGGTCATTAAAACATTTTTTATCATCGTTCCACTCTCTTTGGTATTGACGCAAACATTCGATACCTTCTTCGCATCTATTATCAAACCAAGCACGGGTTAATGCAAGTCGTGTTGCCTGTATTCCGTCTTGAATTGACAGATTTGGTACGATTTTTAGATGTTTTATGTCAATTTTTGCAGAAATCTGTTCAATTATGCTCTTACCACCGCTGGCTAGTGTTTTTGCTCTAGCGTCATGGGGTAGGTAATGGTAGCCATATTTGTACCCAAACTCATCTTCTTTTTGGTCTAACAACATGGTGTAAAACGGTATAGCTTGACCGTTGCTAGAGTGGTGATCGAGTACCCGTATCTCACCATAAACTACCTGAAACCACCAAATGCTGGTGGAATCGTTAAATCCTAAGTCCCAAGCAGTATGGCAAGGGAACATAGGGTCATAGTCTACGGTGGTAATACGCTCAAGATCGGTGATCCTACGCATTTCCTGACCATAAAACGCCCCAATAATGGCAGCTTCAAAGCTACATAAGAACTCTTGCTCGTATTGGTTGTCTGACATTGAAGCCTTGGCATCGTCTAATTCAGACTGCGGCAACAGGTTTGTTTGATCTGCTCGTAACACTTTTACATACCAATTGGGCTTTTTAGTAGCTTCGTTGTATATATCGTAAAAAGCGTTATGCCCTTTGGGTGTCCCGATGAAGGTAGCCCAGCCCAATCTATCTGCCAATAATGGCCTTATGATCTCGCCCCATAATGACGGTTTCATATCGGCCATTTCGTCAAGAACTACGCCATCCAAAAAATTCCCACGAAGTGCGTCAGGGTTATCAGCACCAAACAGCCTAATTCGTGCGCCATTAATCAACTCAACCCATAACTCGGACTGGTTGGATTTGGTCATAACTGGCTCGGAAAAGCGTTCTAAATACCGCCAAGCCACTGATTTAGCCTGACTGTAAAAGGGGGCAATATAAGCGTATTGGGCGTGTGGCTTGTTTTCCAGCAATGCTTTGACAATGAGGTCATTAATACACGCTACGGTCTTGCCACAACGCCTGTGAGCCACGATTACTGCCCAGCGTTCCTTACGGCTGTGGTAGTCCTCAAAAACGCTTCTAGGGCGGTATTTTA